TAGGCATTTGATAGCGTTTATTTCTTCCTCACTCAATCCATTCACCGCCTCATCAAAATCTACTGGCGATCCTCCGAGGTGATGAAATGACCAGATATTAACTTCACTCTTTAAGTCCAGTGCTACGATCTCATCCGTTACCACTCGCTTTCCGAATATTCCATGCTTTGCTAGTAGCATATGGGAAGCGTTGTCAAGTCCTTTACTCAATCCATCGGGCCACAGTGCAGGAATCTTTTCAATCACTTCTCTTTTGAATGCCCGGCCTAACCCAAACGTTGATGTAACTCCCCGCTGATAAACCTTGCTTTCTCCTGTCCGTGTGTTGATGTAAGCGAACTTGCAAAGACCCATCACCGGATAGCCTTTCTTAAAAAGAGGTTCGTATAAATCCAGGAAGCGATCTTTCAAAATATCATCCGACCCTAGTTCAATTAGATAATCGAAATCCATTTTCAAAGCTTCCTGAAGACCGTAATTCTTTTTTCTCCCAAGCGGCAGGTTCTCATGAAAGCACCATTTCACACCGTACTTTTCACAAAGCGGTATCATGGATTTTTCTGAGATAACCGCGAGTACTTCCATCGGGAATCGTCCGGAATTCTTCAGCCTGGTTAACCCCATGAAACAGATCTCCGTAATCTCCGGGCGTTTCCAGACGGCAAGGAAAAAAAGCAGTTTAGTACTCTGCATTCCAATACACCTTAATGGGATCAAGTACGTCCATGATTTCAGCGGTCAATACAGAACCACTATCATTATCACCTCGATTTTCATAGAGGCGTGAAATGACTTTCTTGACTCCTAGTTTTGCTTCTTCAGGTACATTCAGTGCATCATCCGCACCGGCGACATACGTAACCACTACATTATTCAAAGAACGATTTGTAGACGGCCAGTTATCCGTAACCCGAATCTTTGCCATTCTACTTTGAGCATCCAATGTGTAGTCTCCGCTATCTACAGTCTGTGAAGTGTCATCTTCATCGAGGTAAACCACGGAGGTTACAGATTGGATAGGGCCATAAGGAAGATTGATTTCGTAGCCTCTGAAATCATCGAGTTTTACAGTTCGTGTTTGAGTCATAAAACTCAATCCGGTGTAACCCTCGCATATTCTAGTGGCGACCTTAATCAGAGATAGTATCAATGCGTCCTCGTGATCCCCGTCTACCCGTAGATGACGCTTAGCTTCATCTAGGGTGACAGGGTATGAGGTTGGCGCTGATGTTACTCTGCTGTATACAATCATTTCTTCCGACTATTCCTTGTGTGAACTCGCTGGACGCCTACACGATGCGCTTGGCCTCCTTGTTCGCCTTCGCTGCGTCCATCACTTTTTTTTTCTCCTTCTCCTCCTGGACTTCCCAATAACCGGCGAATTTTACCGCTTCTTCATTGGTCACTTCAATAGCCTGTCCTTTATGTGCGATCACATCTTTCGGCTTCTTTCCGTCCTCATTAATCTGTTTGAGAAGGAAGGTTTTCTTTGGTGTTAACTTTGGCATATTTATTTACGTTTTTGATTAAGTCAGCTCAGGAAGAGTAGTGTTCCAATCTTTGATCACCGCGAACTCTTCAGGATGTTCGATGTCAACGTCAGCGTAGGTATTTACCACGATTCTGAGTTTGTTGACCAGCGCCTGAGTGTAAGGATCGAACAGGATACCAACACCGCCCCACGTTGCAAGGATTGCAGACTTCCAGTTGGAAGAATAGATCATTCCACTAAGTCCGGTTGCCGTCTCAGCAAGGTTCGAAGGGATGCGGTTTGTTACAATGAAAGGACGGCCCCACAGCGTGCGATCTCCAGGCTTCAGGATGAAATTACCCTCAACGCCTGATGCTTGCATCGGAGTGAGTGATAGAGAGGCGAGACCATTTGTATTGAATACAAACCCTTCGCGGCCATCACGGCCATTATCAGCCATTGGAGCGGTTACCATTGCGACAAGTGCGCCGTAAGTAATGTCTCCACCGGAAGTACCCAAAGAGACTACGTTAACACCGGAGTAGTTAAGGATACCTACCGGGGAGTTACCGCCAGTTGGCCCGGCGAGAACAGCGGTGTCAAGCGCGGCGGCGATGCCATATTCAATCTTGCCTCTCAAGTATGCTTCTGTGATCTCATCGGACTGCACAAGCATCTGGCCTGAAATGTCCGTGTAACCGGCAAGTCTTTTTGGAGACAGGTCGATTGCATCAAAGGTCAAAGTGAACTCATCGGCAGATGAATTTTCAGTTTCCCATACGAATGTCGCTTCGTTGGTTGAGCGTGGTATTTTGATATTTCCTTTCAGTCCGGTATACTTTGTGATTCCAAGCCGATCAACAACCGGCTCGATTCTCAATGAAGGAATCATCGGCTTGTACTCTGTACGAACCAGGTCAGCGCCTTCTGTTGCCACATCTAAGAGGCGGCTTTGTCTTCCGTACTCAATCATCCTGGCAGGAATCAGGATTTGGCCCTGCAGTTCTTCGGTGATACCGGCTTCTCTAGCTTCCTTCCGTGCCTCTTCAGCAATTTCCTTCTCAAATCCTTCGACCGCACCTTTAAAGTTGTTCCGAGAAACATCCTTGGCAGCCTTACGGTATGAGAACTTTGATAGTTCGCGGATCTCGCTTGCATTGTCCTGAGCGGGGCCTACCGCATTCTGTGCGGCGATGCGTTTTTGCGTGGCTTCGATGCCTTCCAGTTTCTTGATCTCTTTATCAAGCGTTTCAATCTCATCATTCAACTTTGAGAGTGATTCGGTTTCTTGCTCCGTCAGCTCGCGGCCTTCAGCAGTTTTTGTGAGGGCTTCAAATTGATTGAGTTTATCCGCCCTGTCTTCGCGTAATTGTTTTAGTTTTTTCATTTTCTGTGTTTGCGTAAAAGTTCCTGGTACTTATTTAGGTTGGGGTCAGGCCCCGCTGTTGTTTCTTGTTCAGGTTTGTCAACCGCCTCTAATTCATCAAGCAGTTCATTGACTAGTTTCCGGATGACCGATACTTCAAGCCCTGTGTTTCGAAGGAAATTCACTCCGGCCTTTGTGTGATTGCGTAGGCTCCGGCGGGATGCCTCTGGATTGGATGGAATGTTTACTACTGACCATTCCAATAACTCCTGGCCTTCGAAGTGATATGTTTCATCAACTATTTTACCGGCAGCGTCTTTTTCTACTATCTTTTTCCCTTGTCCTATTTCCAGGAACCCAACACTTGCAGCCCGTAACGTTCCATCGAGAACCTTTTGAAAAATCTTTTCCGCTACCGGGTTTACCTCTGGCCTGTCAAAGCGTAGATCGGCTTTCATTAATGTGCGGCCCTCTACATCTTCGAAATACACGCGACTTGATCCAATTACATCGTCCGGGCTAGGCGGCACACACATATTATCGCCGTAAACATTATGCTGATAGCCTACGATTGGATTGATCTCGTAATTATCGAGCTTCCAGTTCTTCATGTTCACGCGGGATTTGTGCCGATCCTTCGCGTCACTGGAAATAATGAAGGTGATTGTTCGCGTTTCCTCCGCTTTCTTCCGTTGTTCGGAACCGTTCGGAAAAGACATTTCAACCAATCCTGACAAGTATCTTTTTTCCATCAGTTGTAAACCGTATGGCCGTTTAATTTTGTTTGTGGTGGAGTCGCAGATGGAATAGTCTCTTTCTCCATTTTGCTCCGTAGCGCCTCGATGCCTTCTTTGTCTGCTGGCACCATTGCGCCCTGAACCAGCGGTATATCACCACCCTCGTAAGGGTTTAAATCTTCCAGATTTCTAGCTTCGTTTCTGAGGTACACACCGGAGGTAATCATGGTCTGATAGAAGGCCTGGCGTGAGGCGAGATCGCCGCGTAACAGACCATTCATGTTGAACTTTGTCCCTCTCGTTGCCTTTTCTCGCTCAAAGAATAACTTCATGTTATTCTCTTTCTCGATGTTCACACACATCGGCGTGATCGTGTGTTTAGCATACACCAAATCGCTTTGTTCAGCGTTTGAGAATGTCGCCCTTTGGAAATCCTGCGCGAACACAGGCGGAATTTGCCAGATGCCCCAAATCTCTCTTTCGTTTTGCTGCTTTGTTTGATTGTACTGAACCTGATCACCCGGTGTCATGATCGGATCATACTTCCAACGACCGGATAAAACCTTGACCTCTCCCTTTGGGCCGCCCTTCCACTCTTTTTTATTTTCCGCTTTTTGCTCGGCGTTCAATTGTCCTTCGTAACTCAAAATTCCTGGAGGTTGCGCACCCAAAATCAGCGAAGTGTACCGCTGAAGTTTAATCGCCATCCCGATAGTATCTTGATTCTCCAGGATCGGAGATAAACCACATATGCCGTCTAAGGAATTGAATCGGTAATGCAGAACGTCCCACGATGAAACCAACTCGCTACCATCGTAACTATACCATAACTGACCGTCCTTTATATAAACCGCTACTTTCCACGGTTCCCATAGATCAAGGCTCTTTGGGTTCTGTCTGCTGTCACGGTTGATGTAGGCGTAAGCATTACCCCAAGCTCTTGCATGAAGAATTACCGTGTGCCAAAATACCGGCGCTGTCATGTAACTGTTCGGCTCCTGAGATAACAGCCAGTAAACCGGATGATCCGCTAGTGTTACTTTTTTGCCTTTCGATTCTTCAATGACATTGATCGGCAAAGAAGCCATTGTCCACGCAGGCACATTTACAGCGGTATAAACCGACGCAATGCGCAATGCACGGCGGATAGTAACGGGCTCATCCGTTACACCGTCACCGTATAAAATCGATTGAAGAAGGCTGCCGTTGATGGTGGGTAATCCATCATATTCAAGGCTTCTCTTGGAGAAGTCCCAAATATTCCGGTTCACCCAATT